TTGACCAATAACATCGTTAGTAGTTATGCCCGTGTCAGAGTTTTCAAGAGTTAGGACTGCACCTTGACCTGAGTTGTTTGCAGAAAGATTCATCTCAGTCTTAGGCGAACTAGTACCAATACCCACGTTGCCGCTGGAGTCGATGCGCATGCGTTCTGTGGAACCAGTAGATAACGCTATTACGCCCTGACTTGAAGGAGCATTAATTGTATGTACTGCACCATTAAAAGCGGCGCTGGCAGAAGATGTAAATGTTAATGCTCTGCCATTTGAACTATCATCACCGCCTACAATTAAATAAGTGCTATTTGTAACGCCGTCTACTTCTAAAGTTGCACTGGGACTGCTCGTCCCAATCCCGACGTTGCCGCTAGAGTCGATGCGCATGGCTTCTGAAGACCCTGCATAAAATTCATGCTGAGATGCTTGTGTCCTGAAAGGCATATAAGCACTTGAAGACCTATTAAACGCTAACTGTCTGATTGTTCCACCAATGACAGTTGCTGGTGAAATTTCATAGCTTTCTGCTCCACCGTTTGAAACTGAAAGTTCAGCACTAGGCGAACTAGTACCAATCCCGACGTTGCCGCCGTTAAAATATGAATCGTCAGCCGTAGCTATTTGTACTGTTTGGGTAGCCGAAGAATTTTTAAGAAATACCGCTAGGTCCGCAGAGCCTGATTGATAAAAACCACCGCCATCTGTTCCGTCAGCGTAATCAAGATTAAGTAAATATTGTCCTGATGCTGAACTTTGTATATTTAACCTACCAGTTGGACTGCTAGTACCAATACCCAAAGACTCCGCAGACGCATCCCAGAACAGCTTAGGCGTTGTGCCAGTGTCTTCGTAGAAGCTGATGTCTCCGTTTTCAACAAACCTTGCAGTTCTCTTTGTTTTACCATCCCTAGTTAAATCTAAAGTTGCCGCATTGCTATCGTTATTAGAGTCTATATCTATGAACATACTACCAGTGCTTGAAATCTGGTCGCCATTACCCATAGCAAAGCCTTCAGAAGCAGTCACTGTGCCAGTAACGTCTATGCCTGTGGAGGTGGTGGCTAGTTTTTCAGCGTTGTCGTAATAAAGCTGAACAGAGCTATTCTCATTAAAAATAGCCATGTTTTCGCCGTTTACACCCTCAAGTTGTATATTCGTAGACGCTCTAACAAAAAGACTTCCTGCGCCTGCTTCTTGAATAATAGAACCGGCACTAGGGTCATGATAAATCTGTAGGTCAGAGCCAGCACCGAAGATAGCCTTGTCATTGTCGCCGAAGGATATGTTGGCAGTGGTTGAAATGGCATTGGTGATAGCCCAATTGGAACCATCCACCCGCGCCATCTCGAACCCACCCGCTGTGGAGCCGTCATTGACATGCACTGAGTCGTTGGTCGTGTTTACAACGATCTCGCCCTCTGCTCCTGTGAAAGCGGCTATCTGTGCGCTAGTTCCGCGTCTGATCTGTAATTGAGTAGCCATCTATGTCTCCAGTGTGGGCCAGTCTGTGTCGTTCAGATTGGGCCAGTTCGCGTGTGATGTTATGTCCCGCAGAGCCTGTCGGTAGGCACGATATTGTACCTGTCTTTCGTCGGTGAGCGGTGAGTCTGCTGCCTGCGTCCAATCAGTACCCATCAGCATTTGGTCTCGCTTTGAACGTACAAGCCCTTCCACTTCATAGGCTTGAGCCTTGTTCGACACCACACCGTCGATGATGTGCTGTGTCGTATCGTCTGCCTTGCCCTCGATTACGTTCTCACCCTCTCCCGCTTGAGATGTGAAGTCTGCATCTTGGCATCTGCCGGTACGCAGGATCTCGCCCGCGCTGTTGTAGACCACGAAATTCTTCATCGCTTCAACTCAATGATGGTTATGCCTCTGTTGAACAGGGTGAATGCCCCTGTCTTGGCGTTAACACTGATTGTCCTGCTGCCTGCACTGGGCGAGTGTGTGAACGAGAAGCCAATCTGACCCGTAACCCCATTCGTATAAGTGCGAGAGGGGATGTTGTGAATGAGTGTGCTACCGTCAAAAACGTCGAACCCAATGGTATACGTTCCACCAATACCGCCGCCCACAAAGCCCAGATTCACCATTATGTAGGCATCTGTTCCTGCTGACGTGTACGTCACCGATTGAACTTGTGTGCTACCGCCTCCGGTTGTGATGCCACCAGCGGTATAAGCGTTAGCCGTCAGACTCACTGCATGGGTGGCAATCTGAGCAGTGTCTACCCCGCCCGATTTGATAATCAGGCTGTCGCCACTTCTGGACAACGTAATGCCGTCGATGTTGATTCTGTTGGCGTTTACTGTTCCCGTCGTAATCACGCCGCCAGAGATGCTGGTGACGTTACTGTTAACCTGTCCGCTGTTGATGAAACCGCTGTTGTTAGTCAGGTCGGATATATTCGCCCCGTTAACAACGATACCGCCAGCACTAATAATTCCAGACACGTCCAAACGAGCGGTGGGTACTGTTCCCGATGACACGTTGGAGCCATTGATGTTCGAGATCGTGACCTGTGCCGCGTTGATTGAACCCGCAGTCACAGCCCCTAGATTGGCTGAGATAGCCGCCAGATTCGACACGTTGAGCTTTGATGCGTCGATGGTCGATGCCGCGATCTTCCCGCCGGTTATCGCATTCGACTGGATGTTCTGTGACTGAATGAACTCGAATGTACCGATGGCCGAGACTACCGCAGCCGTGGTGATGGATGAGCTTTGAATTGCACCGATTACCGCAGAGTCTGCGAATATCTGTGAGGTGTTGAGTTGGGTTGTGGTAATCGTGTTCGCCGCAATCTCAGATGCGGTCACCGCGTTAGCTGCGATGGCGTTTGCAGTCACGGAGTCTGCTGCTAGTTTGACTGCACTGATTGCCCCGCTTGAGATGGAATCTGCAACCACGGCTCCCGCCTGAATGGATGCTGTCGAGATCTGACCCGCTGTGAGGCTTGCTGCTTGAACCTGACCGAAGACTTGCGTGGCAAGGTTCACTTGGTCATCTAAGTCTGCTGCTGAGATGGCAGAAGTCCACGAGGTTCCACTGTAGCGATAGAGCTTGTTGTCTGTGGTCAACATGACCACTCGCCCAGTGGTCAGATCAGAAGTCGGTAACGTACCCACCCTCTCTATTGGTCGAACCGTGTCGCTGAATAGGTTCTCGCCCAAGGTGCCAGACAGGTCTGTGGTGTTCACTAAGGTCGTAAACTCAGGCACCGACGAGTTGTAGCGGTAGAGCTTCTTGTCAGTGACGTTGAACAGGATTGACGGCCCTGTATACCCCGTGGGAGAAGGCAGGCTTGTAACCGCAGAGATAGGCTCAACACCAGAAGCAAACGAAGCCGCAGTGATGGAGCCGGGGTCTACTGTTGACGCCGTGAACAGGTCTGTAGACCACGCTGTGCCCGTCCAAACGTACAAGGTGTTTGTGGTTGTCAGGAACTTAATCTGCCCCACATGCGCCCCTGTGACGCCTGAGAGCGTAGACACAGGCTCAATCCCGAAAGCATCGCCAGCAGCGAACTCATCCAAGACATCTTGAGCGAAATCATCCAGCACAATCTTCTGCGTGGTAGCTGAGAATGACGCGCTGAAGCCGGACAGGTTCCCAGATCGGTCGGCACTTCGCAGCCAGTAGTATCGGGTGACATCATTGCCCAGACCCGTGACTGTGTGCTGGTCGGACTTGGTCTTAACGATCAGTGTGGACGATGCTTGGTTGTCTACCGTGTTCTCGAAGATCTCGACGTAAGCCAGATCAGAGTCAGATGGCAATTCATAATCGAGCTTGATTTGTTGAATGCCACCAGTCACCACAATGCTGGATGGGATAGCTGGAGCAGTCTGGTCGCCTTGCAGCGTTAGCTCACCAGTGATGAAGCCAGAAACCTTGCCAGTAAAAGTTACCGCTCTGACCTTGAACGTGAACTCCTCAAGCTCTTTCATGCCAGCGATCACGGTACTGGTGCCGTGAACAGCCACAGACGAGAACTCAGCGCCTGCGCCGGTGATAGCCTCGTTCACTCCCCCGTAGTTCAGTTCGAGAGTGGTGGCATCAGCCACAGAACCGTAGTCAATTGTCGCTGTGTATGAGTTGGCGACAGAGCCATAGTCAATCTCACCCTGCGAAGTTTGCTTGAACTGCACTTCGTAATAGGAGACGTAGGTGTTGGGGCTGGATGCAGTCCACGACACCTGAACAGCAGGTAGGACAGAGCCATCGTTACCCAAGACAGTCGTTTCTGTCAGCGTCAGTCCGGTGGGTGGAGTCTGTGACGGGGTATCGTCAACGATCTCGGAATAGTCGGGATTGTTTGGGCCAACCGTAGCGACGATGGTGGAGGTATCGTTGTCTGGGTTTCTGTCTGATCTGACGAAGCTCTGGCTGCTGTTCTTGTCGCCAGCGTAGGCGAATGCTTGCACCCAGTAATATCTGGTATCACCAACCGACAATGGGTCAGTCGGATTCGCTGCGTCGTGGAAGAACTGCGTTCCCCTAGTCTCACCAATCAACTGAGCATTGTCCCAAGACGAGTCAGCCGATGCGTAAACCACAATGGTTTCAAACAGCTTCGGGTTGCTTGGGTTCGTCCAGTTGAGTTCGATGTGCTTGAGGCCAGACGTAGCGGTCAGGTTCTGCGGGTCAGGTACGCCACGGAAGCCCTGCGTGATAGTCCCAGAGGGTGAGCGGGTGCTGTATTCACCACTGGTCGGGTCTGCGTAGGAACTGGCATCATCTTCCAACAGCGTCAGATTGACCACGCCGTCTTGCGTATCTGAGAACGACCAACCAGCACAACGAAATACCTTGTTGCTGTAGTTCAATTCCGAGACGGTGACGCTAACCCTGTCGCCAACGTCCACACGAAGCCCTGACAGGTTCGTTGGGAAGGTCAGGACGGTCTGCTGGTCTGTCAGTTGGATCTGCTTGTGAGCGATTCTCTGCGCCATGTACGACGTGTTCGTGAAGGACAGTTGCACATCACGAATCAGTGTTTCGTTGTTATCTCGGCTAACCGCTGCTGTAAGAGCGACTTCTGGTGCCTCGACACTCTTGTGCTGCTGGGAGGGGTCAATAAATATCGGGCGGATTGTATTAAAACGATCACCGCGCTCCACCGACGTTCTAACCGAAATCGGGCCTGCAAGTGAGTCTTCATCTAAACTCTCCGTTGGTGCCTCGTATACCCCCGCTCTGATTGTGTAAACGCCGTTGGAATACACCAGTGAGCCGTTCATCGCAGACATCAGCTTGTTGATGTTGGCTCGGTGCGAGTCAGTAGCGAACAAAACACCGTTGGCAGTGAATCGCTTTTGCGTACCACCAGGGATGGCGACCAACACGTCACAAGCGTCCGCCGCTGTTTCTACTGCGTCCCAATCAATCTTTGCTACAGGAACTGACAATCCAAACGTGGTGTCTGTCAGGTAATTAGCCGCACATAGAGCGGGGTTGTCTGTCCACTGTTGGTACGTTGCATTCGTTGGATTCGCGCCTGCTGATGTGTCGAGGCGAGGGTCATAGATGTCCTTCTTACCCTTTACGAGCGCCTTGATGTCTCGCGGTGTCAGTCTGTCCCACAGTTCCTGAGAACCGTCTGTTCTGACCCATTGAGTTGTGATGCAAGAGATGTTGGGCGTGGTGTGCGATGTAGTCCATACCGATGGGAATGCGCTTCTTAGTAATCCAGCAGCAGCTTGGTTCGACGCTCCGGTCTGCCGTTCAATCTGGCAGATGTAGTCGCTGTCAATCGGGCCAAACGTCCCAGCGGTGACTCTGGATTGGAAATCAATCTGCGCGTCGAGGATTTTCTCATTATCGAAGAACACATCCGTGATGTCTTCAACCTCATGCCCAGTGAGGGCGATGGAGTGGTACAGTTCGCGGTTATCCGTTCCTGCCACGCCAACGAAGAAGATCGGGCCAGATACCAAGGCTTCGCCATAGACCATTTTCTGAGGCTCAATCGTACCCCTAACCGTCTGCTGTCGAGATCTGTCTGTGTCAGGCTGTGGCATTGACAAATCCGGAATCAATGCCTTCATTGCCGCATTCGCAAGAGCCGCACCAGCAACAACCGCCGCTGTTCCCGCAGCCATCACAACAAAAGTTGAAGCTGTAGCAGCCGCGCTTGCCCCGCCCACAACGGCAACGGTCGCCAACCCGACTTTATAAATCGCTAGACCAGCAGCTACAATTACCTGTGGCACTTAAACGCTCCATCCTGAGACGAGATAGCGGTCGGGGATCTGTGCGAACCCTTTGCTTGTCAAGCAGACCACCTTGTCTCTCAATTTAATACCACAAACCTGACCGACAATCGGCGCGGCAACGATACACGGGTCGCCGTCCTTCAATTCGTCGCTCGGTTCGCCCAATATACTGCCGATGAAATCGACAAGCTCACCCTCTCTCCCCACCAGTAACTCAGCCTGCGCTTCCGACTCATACTGAAACCCAGCAGAATAGTCTTTACCCGTTAGCTCTTTGACAACAAAGGCAATGAACTGACAGCAGTCGGCATCGCCATATTTGAAATCGCGCTTTTGCCACTTGTTGAGTGCGGCATGAACCCTCATCAGAAACTTGGATTCACGTTGATGTTGTCGTAGATGTTCGGGTTGGCAGGCCCACCCGCAACAGCATCAGAGTTTGGATCACCCCACCGAATCTTTGCCCCCTCGATGTCAGCCATGAACTCAAAACCCAGAGAACCAGCAGAGTCGGACTGCAACTGCGCGTCGGTATACTTCAGGTTCGAGGCTTTATCAAAACGGGCAAGCTCAGACTCAGCAGTCAGGACAATTACATCCCCGTCAGCCGCGCCGACACTTAGCTCCATCTGATCCATTGCGCCTTCCCAAACGATAGTCGGGTCAGCAATCAGTACATCGTTTGCGTTCAGAACTCCAATGTAAACCGTGACAGGCTGAAGGTAATAGTCTTCAGTGAGCGCAGCACCTGAGATCGTTGCGTCTAATCCAGAGAGTGAGAGCGTGATCTTGTACGGGCTGATCTGTGCGCCTTCTTCAAGCTGGCTGATCTCACCAAGATCACCAGTACCCAGCCAATCGTTCCCGCCCCATGTGTAGGTTCCGATGGAGTTGTGCAAGTACAGCGTCCCAGATGGGAACTCCAACTTGGCAAATGTGACGAGCGCGACGTGCTCGGATGATAGCGCCGTCAATACGTCTGATGGGAAACCGCGACTCACGCTAGAACGTCCTCGACAGCGTCAATCCTGAAGTTTGACGATATGTCTGTCTGCGTCTCCCATGACGCTGGGCCTGCGAGCATAAACACCCCAGAGACGGGTGTGAGGTAGTCCA